AAGCGCACAAATATGAGTCCGCTTCAGACTGCACGTTACCCTGACGCTTTGTTGACGGGTAAAGCAAAGGATGCGGGTTGGATTCTTACTGGCGGCTTTATTTAAGGGGCTACCATGCCAGATTTTGGTTTTGTTGGTTCATCTTATGAAGCACCGAGTATCTATCAGGATGCTCAAGAGTGCATCAATTTTTATCCTGAAGTTGACCCTGTAAAGCAACAAGGTGAGCGTGGGGTGATTGCGCTTTACCCGACTCCGGGTCTGACTGTTAAAGCCATTTTCTTTAACCAACAGGAAGTTCGTGGGCTTCACACCGTTTCTGGCGGTGAGCAATTGATTGCTGTTTGTGGTTCTTACGTTTACGCTTTGACAGCCAATCTTGTTCCCTCAGTTATTGGCCAACTTAATTCCAGTTCTGGAATAGTAAGAATTACTGACAACGGCATCAATGTTTATATTGTGGACGGTGCTTACCGTTACACATGGTACATATCAAGCCCTGCGTCTGCGGTATTTTACGGCTCAACAAGTGGCACAACATTGACTGTAACGGGCGTTTCTAGTGGCACGATTGCTATTGGACAGTCTTTGTTTGGCATTGGCGTATTAGCGCAAACCGTCATTACTGCGCTTGGATCAGGAACTGGTGGGGCGGGAACATACACAATTAACAGAAGTCAAACTGTAGCGGCTGGAACAATGAATTCTGCCGCTGTTGGTGCTGTGGTGACTGCCACTATTGCGGGAACGGTAATGACTGTTTCTGCGGTCACATCAGGCGTTTTACACGTTGGTCAGACTATTAGTGGCGTTGGTGTAACCCTTGGCACAATCATTACAGCCTTGGGAACGGGTACAGGCGGGGTTGGAACTTACACATTAAGCGTGGCAAGCACCGTAGCCGTTGGCGTGACCATGTACGGTTTGAACTTTTCTGTTCTTCCATCTACTGATGGTGCGTTTAGCGGTGCAAACACGGTGGATATTATTGACAACTACTTTGTCTATAACAACCCAACAACGCAACAATTTGGCGCTAGTGACCTTTTGTCGCCTATTTCACCAACATTAAGTTTTTCGTTAAAAGATGGCGCACCAGACGATCTAGTGGCTTTGATTGTTGATCACCGAGAAATTTATTTGATGGGTGAAATTTCTTCAGAAGTATGGACAGACGTTGGAACTGTGCCGTTCCCGTTTCAAAGAATACCCGGCACATCTACCCAACACGGTATTGCCGCACCTTTTTCAATTTCTAGGCTTGGTAATTCATTTGCTTACGTTTCACGAAATAATCGTGGTCAATCCCAAATTATGCAAATGCAAGGGTACATTCCACAGCGCATTTCTACCCATGCTGTAGAAAATACGTTAGCCAATCAATACGTTGGCGATGCTATTTCTTGGACTTACCAGCTTGAAGGGCATGAGGTTTTCGTTGTCACTTTCCCATCACTTCAATTGACATGGGCTTTTGACGCAACCACTCAAATGTGGCACAAATGGCTTTACACAACAGATAAAAACGTATATCAGCGTCATCGTGGTAATTGCTGTGCTGTGTTTCAAGGTCTAGTTATTATTGGCGATTATGAAAACGGCAAACTGTACGAATTGGACAAAACCAATTACACAGACGATGGGCAGAATATCCGCAGATTGCGTAGAGCGCCACATTTGGTGACTGAGTTTCAAAGGCAATATTTTGATGAATTGCAGATTCAGTTTCAGCCGGGCGTGGGAACTACAGGGCTGTCAGGGCCAGTTCAAATTACTGAAACAAACACTATTTATTTAGGCAATACATATACAATTACTGCAAATGCTACTTTGACAATTGAGCCTGAAAAAACTTATGTTTTAGCGACTCAGGAAACTTTAATTCCTACAACCACAGACAACCCTCAAGCAATGCTTAGATGGTCAAATGATGGTGGTTCAACTTGGTCAAATGAGCATTGGACAAGCGTTGGTCAATTAGGCAAATATAAAAATCGTGCCATTTGGCGCAGATTGGGAACAGCACGGGACAGAATTTTTGAAGTCTCAGTAACTGATCCCGTGAATTTTGTCATTATTTCGGCAAATCTTAAAGTACAAGGGGCAGAAAACTAATGGCTACTTCTGGACTTTCAAGCACACAGCAGATTAACCCATATCCACAATCACCGTTTTTGGATGGGGCGACTAATCGTCCATCACGGTCGTGGCAACAGTTTTTTCTTAATTTGTTGAACTTCAGTTCTGCTACGACTGCAACGGCAGGGTCTGCAACGCTTCCAGCTAACCCCGTTGGGTTTATCAATGTCACAGTAAATGGTCAGGCTTATAAAGTGCCTTACTACAATGTTTGAGAGAGCCTAAATTATGGACAACCTAATAAATTCACTTGTTGGCAATTTTGTCGCTAACGCTGGTAATGCCAATATGGGTAGTGTTACTGATTACCAAGGCAAGACTTATGACCGTGATCAGCTTTTAAATTTGTCAAAACAAGTGGCAGGGTCAATTGACGCAAACGCTATTAAAGGCGGTGTGTTTAATACTAAAGGCGAAAGTATTGGTTTTAACTACGATGAAGCTACAAAGTTGTTAGGACACCCCCCAACTGCGGCTGAACAAGTTATTTTGGATATGTCGCGCCATCTTTTAAATGAAGGCGTAACAGATTTAAACCAAGCTGATGCGTCAACCACAAACAGGCGTTTTGGTTCTACTTTTACTGGCGGTGGCGGCACAATCTATGAACTTAAAAAGGATGCTGATGGCAAGCCTATTATTTCATCATGGAGTAAAGACACAAGCGACAAGAAAACCATTCTGACTGGCTTGGCAATTGCGGCCGCGGCTTTTGGAATTCCCGGTGTAACTGAGGGCTTGCTTAGTGGCGCACCCGCTGGTGCAACATTAGCAACTGTTGGCTCAGATTTAGCGGCTTTAAGCGGTGTTGGTTCAACTACAGCGTTGACAGCCGCAGAATCTGCCGCTTTATATGGTGGTGGATCAGGATTAACTGCGGGTAGTAGTCTTAGCGGCTTAAACGCTGGCAGTAGTCTTAGCGGTGTAACTGGAGGCTCTTTAGGCACTACAAATGCTTTGCTTGGGGATGCGGCATTAGGCGCAACTGCGGCAGGGGCTTCTACAATTCCTACTGGTTCAACATTAGCTAGTTTAGGTGCGGCTGGTGCGGGTGGTTCATTATTAAATGCTGGTGCGGGCGCGGCCGCTGGTTCAGCTTTAGGAACTACTTTAGGTCAAGGTTTAGCTTTAAATGCCGCTGGTACATTGCTTGGTACTGCCGCCAATCAATCAGGAATCAGCAATGCAAGGGATGCAATTACTCAAGGAAGTGCAACAGCTAATACAGCGCTTAATAAAGCATACACAGATGCTCAAGGTTTAAATGTAGCGGGACGCACAGATTTAGCTAACAATTACAGTAATTTAAACACCAATTTAAATAACACTATAAACGCACAAGCTGGCGCTTATGACTTGGCAAATCAAGGAATTAAAGCAAATGCCGCAACACAATTAGGTTTGTTGAGTAGCACATATCAAGGTCAAAAAGACCAAGCCGCGGCAAATGCAAGTGCTTTAAACACTAACTACGGTAACGCCCGTGGTGACTTGTACGACATTTATAACAAGCAAGTTGCAATTCAGCAACCTTATCAAAATGTTGGTAAAGCTGGTTCTGAAGGTTTAATTAACAATCAAGACTATTTAACTCGACAGTTTAATGCGGCTGACCTAAATTCTAATTTAGCGCCTAACTACGCATTTCAATTGTCTCAAGGTCAAATGGCCAACCAACGTGCCGCTAACATGGGCGGTGGTAGTTTAGGCGGTAATGCTTTAAGAGGCTTACAAGACTACACGCAAAATTATGCCTCTGGTGCATATCAAAATGCGTTTAATAACTTCAATACACAGCGCCAAAACATTTACAGCACATTGGCTGGAATGGCCAACATTGGCACAACTTCAGGCGGTCAATTGGCAAGTCTTGGCAATACATTGGGTGGCAATTTAGGCTCATTGTCTAATACTCTTGGAGGCAATCTTACAAGCAACACAGGCAACCTATTGAATGCTGGTACTGCTTACGGCACTAATACATCAGGCGTTACAAACAATTTGAACAATGTTTTGTCATCTAACCTTGGTCAAATGCAAAGTGCTTATAACCAATATGGCAGTAACTTGTTAGGTGGTTCAACAAATTATGCAAATAATTTAACGACAAACACGGGTGCTGGCATGAATGCCGCTAATGTGTATGGTTTAAATACTGCAAACCTTGCTACTGGAACTGCCGCGGCATTGGCGGGTAACGCTACAGCAACGGGTGCAAACAATGCAACTGCTTTAAGTAATCTTGGTAATACTGCTTTGCTTGGTTCTATGCTTAAAGCAACATAAGGATAAATCATGGCTGACTTTCAAATGAACGTAAATTACGCTAAACCCCAACAGACGAGTCTTGGGGATATGGTAAACATGGCTTCTGGAATTCAGAATTTCCAACAAGCACAGCAATTAAATCCTTTGGCTTTAGAAAAAGCGCAAATTGAAAACCAAGTTTTAAAGCAAAAAAACGATGAGCGTTTAAAACTTCAAGAGTTTACAAGCAACCCTGCAAACTGGCAGACCAATGGTCGCATTGACATGGATAAGATTAACGCGGCTATTCCAAAGATTGCCCCGTTGACAGGTTCTGATGTGATCAGTTCATTGAGTGGATTGCACAAAAGTCAAACTGAAGCGGCTAGTGCCAAACAAGCATTGACACAAACTGAACGAAACATTATTGGTAATGTTGATCATTCACTTGGTTTGATGGGCGTTAACGATCCAAAGCAAATCATTAAAGCATATCAAGGATTGATTCAAAACAATCCTGATAACCCATCGTTGGAACGCATGATCAATTCAAGGATTGACTTGCTTAACAAAGCACAGCCCGGCCCTGCTATTACAAAAGACTTGATGGCTGAATCTGCATCGTTGTTGTCTATTCCACAGCAACGTCAAGAGTTTGCGCCTAAAGTTGGTTTAACCAATACTGGTGGCCAATTGCAAGAAACAATTACTACGCCAATGAGTCCTACAGGACAAGCGCCTAACATTCAAATGACGGGACGGGGACAGCCGTTGACGATGACCCCCGGCTCACAGTTTGTCCCAACTGGCAGAACTGACCAAAACAACAACCCAACGGCTATCCAATATGGGCCAAATGGACAGATATTGGGTGAAATTACTATTCCCGCTGGTGTATCGCCAAACATGATGCAAGGCGCACAACAACCGGGCGCAATGCCGCCACAAGGCGCAATGCCACAGCAGGGTGGTGGTATGCCACAACAACAAGTTGGCGCACCCCAAGCCCCTGCAATGCCCTCTAATGCGCCTGTGAGGATGCGCCCCGGTGAGAACGCAGATACTTTGCGTGATGCTCAAGCTATTCGTACACGGGCAATGGCTTCTGCCGCTAATGTGCCTAACCAACAATTTAACAGCAACCAAATTATCAAAATTGCTGATGATGTGATTTCTGGTAAAGGTGCTGGCGCTATTGCCAATTTGACGGGTGGTTATGCCGCTTTGCCTTTTGGTGGTGACAACGCAACCAACTTGCAACAACTTGGTCATTACATGGCGCTTCAGACCGCTGAATTGTCAAAATCTTCTGGTTTAAGTGGAACTGATGCGGCTAACCAAATTGCGGGTCAGATTGCTGGAACAACCGATTGGACAGCGCCAGCTATCAAACAGACCGCCCGTGTTAATCGTGCTTTGTCAACTGCAACAAGTTTGTTTAACCAAGGTGTTGAAAACGAATTTGCTAAGACAAAAGACCCATTTGCCGCAAGAGACTTCCAAAATAAATGGGGTCAAATTGCTGACGTAAATGCCATTCGTCTTTATGATGCAATGAGAAACAACGACAAAGAAGGCATGAAAGAAGTTGTCAATGCCGTTGGTGGCCCTGATTCTATTGGCTACAAAAATCTGCTGACTAAAATCAAGTTTATGAGTACGCTTGTTAAGGGGCAATAATGGCTGTTGTTGATGATTTTGATTTAGATTCGGTCAGCAATGCGGTTAATTCTGCGTTTGGCCGTAAATCTGCGCCCCCCGCAAAGACTCAATCTTCCCGTGAGCAAGAGGCTTTAAGGGTATTGCAAGCCGAATATGAGAGAGAAAGCAAACTTGCCGCGGGTGGTAATGCCGCTTCTGCCCGTAATTTAGAGGCACTTCAGCGAGAAATGAAGTTAAAAGGCGGTGCGCCTACAACCGCACAAACTCCAAGTGATGACTTCAGCATTGATGCAATTGGCGCGGCAGTTCAAGATGCTTTTAAAACCGCTAAAACTGACAAGCCAGTAGCAAGAAACAAGACTGATCAAGCAATTATCAATCTGCAAAAATCGCGTGAAATGTATGGGCAAATGGGGCGTGACTTTGGCGCTAGTGCGGCATCGTTGGCTGACACTACCATTGGTGGCATTTTGCCTATGGCTGGTCAAGTGGTTCAAGCCGCTTCCCGCCCGTTTACTACCCCTGAAAAAGCACAACAATATGGTCAAGCTGTATCAGGCGCATTAGAAAAACCGTTTGGTAAGACTTTTGGGGTTACGCAAAGCCCTGCTTATCAAGGTGAGGCTTCACAAAGATTGATGAATTTTATTGGTGAAAATGTCAATAAAGGCGCAGAGTGGATTGCCCAAAAAACAGGCTTACCACTTCCTGATGTGCAAAACATGATGGGAACGGCAACAATTGCCGCACCAGCGTTACTGGCTAAACCTTTGGCTACGGTAGCTAAACCTTTGGTTAAAGGCGCGGAAACAGTTAGTCAATGGGGCAATGAGATTCGCGCTGGCGCACCTAGTCAGCTTGAGCAACAATTTCAAGCCAGAGGCGGTAAGCAAAGCGCTGGCGCGGCCGCTACTGAAGTCAAGACACAACTTGATGCCGCTATTGCCCAAGCAAAACCAGAGTTAGCCGCTGATCTAAAACTGTTAAACCCTGCTGAAACAAACATTGAAGCAATCAATCGTTTGGTTGATGCAGATTCTTTAGATGTGCCAGTACGTTTGACCCGTGGTCAGGCTTCTCAAAATCCATCACTTATTTCCCGTGAGAGAAATGAAAGAGGATTTAAAGAGCAATTTGTTGACCGTTTTAATGAACAAAACAAAGCGCTAAAAGAAAACGTGACGTTGGTCAAAGAACGTGCCGCGCCTGATGTTTTTGCGCCTGATTATGTATCCAATGCCCAAGGTGCAATTGAGCAAGTGCGTGAAAAAATTGACGCATTTAAAGCTGAAAAACAACAAGCATATAAAGACCTTGCAGACTTTGGTGCGGGTAAATTAGAAGTTGACAGCAAGACATTTGCACAAAATGCAATGAATGCGTTGACTAAGAATGAGGATATTGATTTCTTGCCGCCTACGATCAAAACTAAAGTTGATCAGTACATTGCAGGGAAACCAATGAACTTTGATCAGTTCCAAAATTTAGCAACACAAATTGCCCGTGAGACAAGAAAAGCACAAAAAGCAGATGATGGAAATGCAGTTTATGCTTTAGGTTTAGTTCGCAATGAATTAGAAAGTTTACCGCTTATTGGCGAAACAGCAGAAGCTAAAGTGTTTGCCGACAAAGCCCGTGGCTTGGCCAAGCGTGAGTTTGATTTGATTGACAAAAACAGACCAACTTACAATTCTGTTTATGCAATGGTTGAAAATGGTGGCGCTGACACTAAGAACTTTATTCAGAATAATGTGTTCAGTTCTAAGAATCAAGACTTTGCAAAGATGATTGATTTAGTTGGCGACAATCCACAAGCCATTCAAAACTTGAGGGCTGGCACTTTAGACTATATGTTGCGTAATTCTACTGATGCAAGCGGAAACTTTTTAACTGGTAAATTTGCAAAAACTGTTGCTGATTTAGATGTAAATAAAAAATTAGATGCTTTGTTTGGCGCAGAGGAAGCCAGCCGTTTACGCAAGATTGCCAACGCTGGTACATTGATTGAAGCTAGACCTAAAGGCGCTTTTGTCAATGAGTCAAACACAACGGTTTCCGCAGGGCAATTAGCCAAAGATTATGTAACTGGTGTTTTAGAGGACATCCCTGTTGTGGGATCAATTGTTAAGCCAGCGACTAATCTTTACAATCAGAGCAAATTCAAAAAAGAAATGAAAGAGTCATTGCGCCCTGCCGCTGGCACTAAACTTTCTGATGTAGGCAAACCCCAAACACCCGTAAAAATTGATTTGTCGGGAATGGCTAAAAAGGATTAAATATGGCAGTCAATCTTTCCCCAATCGGTAACGGTTTTCAATTCTTTACCAATACAGGCATTCCCCTCAATGGTGGGTATATCTACACCTATCAAGCTGGCTCTACCACTCCTTTGGCCACTTATACGACAGCCGCTGGCACGATTGCCAACACCAATCCTATTCAATTGGGGACAAGCGGTCGCCCCCCACAAGAAATTTGGTTAACTGAAGGTTTCTCTTACAAGTTTGTTTTAACTGACTCTGCCAATGTGCAGATTGCCACTTACGACAACCTTTATGGAATCTTGGGAACAGCCGCGGCAGTTAACCCAATCCCCTCTGGCGGCATCATCATGTGGTCAGGCTCTATTGGCGCTATTCCTGTGGGCTATTACCTTTGCAACGGCTCTAACGGTACACCAGACTTGCGTGATCGTTTTGTGGTGGGCGCTGGCAGTTCTTACGCTGTTGGCAACACGGGCGGTTTTACTTCCTCAGTAACTGGATCGGGCGGCACAAACTTGCCGCTTTACTATGCGCTTGCATTTATCCAGAAAGCCTGAAATGTCTGATATTGATTTGGTCAAATACGGGGTTCTTTGGCAAAAAGTTGAATCAATGGAAGCCAAGATTGATAAGATGGAAAGCCAGCTTGAAACCTTGATTGAACTAGCCAACAAGGGGCGTGGCGGCTTTTGGATGGGCATGGTGTTTGTTTCTGGCGTTTCTACTTTTTTTGGTTACATTTCACACTATTGGTCAAAGTAAATGAATGCGTTGGCTCATTCTGCTTTTGTTGTTTGGGCTAGTAGGTGCGGTAGCCAAGAATGGCTGTTACGTTAGGGAATTCTATGGAATTGGGTACACCGTCCATGATCCTACACAACGTCACAAGGAAATGCTGGCATGGCTAATCCACAACGCAGAGCATTGCAAGTCAAAAGATTATGTGGTGATGTGGAACAATTTGCCTGATTGGGCGGGAACAGCCGACACAGTAATACTTAGATCAAAGATAATTTACGGGTACAAAGATGCGCTTGATCGGGAAAAGAAGTGAAGATCAGTTACGACAAATGGTATCCAATAGTTCAGCCCAACCATGCAATGCAAACAGAAGCGTTTGCCAAGCGGGTGGAAAGATTAGACGCTGAACGGGCGGTGCAAGTGCAAGTGGATAAACAAGTCAAAAAGTTTCATCAATATGAGTATGAAATTTATGAATACAGAATGCGACAGATCACGATAAATATTGACATTGCAAATTTAAAACGCAACATAGATAGATTGGTTTAAATATGGTTACAAAAAAACCCCCTGCCAAGGTAGCGCCCGTTAAAAGGCGTACACCCAGACCTAAACCAGAACAAACAATCAATGTGTCTGTTGCCGCACCAGCTTCTAAGCCTGAAGCCCCCAAGACTGATGCTATTGGCCGCATTACAGATTTGATTAAATGGGTAGATAACCCGTTTAAATTGTTTACAGTTATCTTGCTTTCGTTTTTAGTCTTTGCAGGGTACTTTGCTTGGGATTCGCGTCAAGTCATACTTCACGCCATTACGACACAAGACAAAATGCCTCAACTGGCTAAACAAGAAAACTTGCTTGTCCCTGCCCGTAGCCTTATGAAAGATGTTGATGGCATTGTCGTTTTGGTTCACAAAGCCAATTTATCAACTAACAGCCGCACAACGGTTTTGGCTCTTAATGCTGATGGCTCACGCGAAAAATCAATGGAAGGAATTGTTACGTCATTGTTTAACGCAAGCGCAGACCGTAATGCCGCAATGGTGGCAATGCTCAACAATGAAGTGTTGTGTGAGGAATTTAACCCATCAAGCAAGGTGGGTGAATGGGGTGCAAAGCAAGGTGTAAAGTTTATGTGCCGTGGCTCTATCCCTCCAGATATGGGAAAATTTGCGGGTTATGTGGCCATTGGATTTAAAAACAAGCCAGAGGATATTGCGGCATTAAAAACCCGCATTAACTTGGCGGCAACCGATCTGTCAGAGGAGTAATCATGTTTGAAGTTCTAAGCGGTGGTTTATTAGGTTCTATTTTTGGTGGCATTTTTAGGATGGCCCCCGAAGTGCTGAAGTGGCTTGATAAAAAGAATGAGCGCCAGCACGAATTGAATATGTTTAAGTTTCAATGCGACTTGGAAGCCCAACGTGGCCAGCAGAAGTTAGCTGAAATTGGCGCACAGCGGGAAGCCGCTATTGATGTGGGTGTGATGGATGCCTTTAACAACGCCATTACACAGCAGTCTGAGATGGTTAAAGCCGCGGGTGGATGGGTAGCCAGCCTGTCAGCTTCTGTGCGTCCTATGATTACATATTGGATTTTGTTTGTTTGGTCATTCATTCATGTGTGGTTTGCTTGGAATGCGTGGCTTGCTGGTGCGCCAGCTATTGAAGTATTTAAAACCATGATGACCCCTGACTTTTCTGCCCTGTTGTCAGGAACAATCAATTACTGGTTTCTTGACCGTACTTTGGCAAAGCGTGGAATATGAACTTAGAGTTGGCCGCATCCCTTTGTCGCCATTTTGAGGGATTTTTTTCTAAGCCTTACCTATGCCCTGCGGGGATTGCCACAATTGGTTATGGCTCAACTTACTATTCTGACGGGCGCAAAGTGACCTTACAAGATGCGCCTATGGATGAGCCTACCGCAAGGGCGTTGTTGATGGTGGAATTGGAACACACCTATTTGCCGGGTGTACTGCGAAACTGCCCCATCCTTGCAACTGATGAGCGTAAATGCAATGCCATCGTTGATTTTTGCTATAACTTAGGCACAGGCAGACTTCAAACTTCAACCCTCAAACGCAAGATAAACGCAGGGGATTGGGAGGGCGCAAAAGAACAATTGAAGTTGTGGAACAAAGGTGGCGGCAAAGTTCTTGCTGGTCTTAAAAAACGCAGGGATGCCGAGTGCCTCCTTATTTCTTAGCATCCTTAATAAAGATACTAAAACTGTCAAGTGTGACTTTGCCAAAAGGAAGCGGTTTTAAGCGTTCTGCGTAGTCATCAAGGGCATCGTTCCAACCAGCGTCATAAGCCGCGCATACAGCGTCTATGGAGGCTTCCTGAGCGCCTGTCATGCGTAGCAAACTAATTAGATCGTCTTTGGTCATTTGTACTCCTTTGGTGTCTGCCTATTTTTCTAGCAATCCAACAAGATTGGCAAATCCACTTATGCCCCATGTCAATCCCGCCCTCTGGTGGTTTGATTTCATCACATTTATTGCAACATTTAAATTTGTGAACTGGTTGATTGCCGTTTAATCCTAATGGTGTCATTTTAAGTTTCATTGTTTAATTATTTTCATTACACGCTGTGAACGTCCTGAACTAGCCTTGCGTTTTTCGCCTGTATCCTCAATAAATCCTTTGCGAATCAATGGCGCAAATCTAGGTGAAATGGTCTGCACCCCGTGGTGTGGGAAATGTGCCATTACTTCATCAGAAGTGCATCCATTTGGATATTTGGCAACCACTTCATAAACCATTTGCTCTAGCCGTGTAGAGTCAATTGATTCCGCGGCTTCCATGCTGGTGAGGGGGTCTGATGCTCTGGCCATAAATTTTGGCTCTGATCCAAATATGGATTCAAATACTTTACTGAGTGTCATGTTTTTTCCTTAAAGGTGGGGGTACTAACTGCTCGTCTGCAAGCTAGGAAAATCCTTTGCACAGCTTTCCCCCCGTTAATCAAAAATCAATGTCATCGTCTTTTGGAAAGCCTTGATCTTCTTTAGGTTTTGGCGTATTTAGGTAGGCCCAACCAGACCAGCCGCCATCCATCAGAGGAATGGTGTCCAGCTTCAGCATAGGCCCGTTCTTGGTTTCAAGAACTGATCCAATGTTTGTGTAACGGGATTTTTCCACTCCATCTTTGTTTTTGTATTTACCAGAAACAACGGTAATTTCGTAAAGTTTAGACATTTTTAATTTCCATAAGTTGAGCAATTTTTATATCAAGTTCATTTAAGAATTTGACAATTTCATCTTCCATTAGTCTGATATACATATTGTCCCGCGGAACACGTTTAACAAACAATTGAAGTTCCTCTGGCAGACGATTGTCAAAAGACACAAAGTCACACCATTCACGGTCTGTGCAAGCCATTTGGAATTGCATTTGCGTGTTGTATTTGCCCGGCACAGTCTGAGACAACAACGTGTCAATGTGCGTGGCCGTATTGGGGCATTTGATTTCTAGCAAACCATTGTCCCCAACAAGCCCGTCAGGGGACGCACCAGCCATGATGATTGATGGGTGCGGCACAAACCCAACTTCATCAACTAAAACGTCTTTGAGCGACTCATAAGCGGCTCTGGCAAGGGGTTCTGTGTCTGTGCCATGTTGCATTGCGGCAGAAGTAAAGAATTCCTCACGTTGACCAGTTAGGCGTTCACAGACTAATTGCGCCATGTAGTTGTCGCGGCTGGTGCTATAGCCTGACTTGGTTTTGGCAAGCACATCAGCCACACGGGATGCTGTGACCTTACCAATTCGTGCCGCAAACCATTGGTCTGAGCGTTGTTCAATCATTTCAATCATAGTTTCCCCTTTGCTTCATCTTTGGCGGCAATGACTTTAATCTGCCAAGCCTTGTCACCATCACAAGCGGCATAAGCTACTTTGTAGGCCAACTTCAATTCATCTTGTGTCTTGGCGTTGTGGATGGCCAGAAACAAGTCTGTCATGCTGTCTGGCTCAATGTTTGATACTGCAACAACGTGCGTATGTGCATCAGCATCATTGTCGCCCTCTGTAGGAATAGCAAACGCTTGAAATGCGGCATATTTATAAGCGGCACTCATTGCCTTGTTGGTTGCCTTGTCTCCGCTGTCCATTGCTTCACCAAAGGTTTTAACTGTGTGTTTAGAGCCATCTTCTGCGCTTACAAAATCAAACTCTGCTTCCACAACTACATAAAACAGATTGCCGCCCTTGGCGCTCATTCTGTCCGTACATTCACGGGTAAGCATACGGGGCAAGATGCACAGGCCATGTTTTGCCAACAATGGGCTGATTGCGTTATATACATCGTCAATGCCGCGAAATTTATATCCAGAACCTTGAGAATTTACGCGGTCTTTAGAAATTCCAATTTTGGCTAAGTCTGATTGGATTGCGTTAATTGCTTGATAAACTTTCATGTTTCATCCTTTAAATAAGCCGTAAGGCGTTTGATACGGTCTAGGTGATAGTCACCCATGCGCTTTGCATATTCTTGAGCGCTGAGAGCCACTAACAGCTTTCTATGAGCCATTTCAAGTTCTTTAGCCGCCAGTTCTTTGGCTGATGGCAAGCGGAAATAATCTTTGATTAGGTCAAGCATGGTTAGCCCCTCCATGCCAGTAGTACGCCAATGCCGCCAAAGATAACGATGGCCAACGTCCATTCAACAAGGGTCTGAATAATCTTAAATTTCATTTTTTTCCTTTAGCATACGGGCGTGGTGAATCTTGGTTTCAGACATGATGTGTTGAAATTCAGATAAAGGCAGATCACAAGAAATGTCATCACCCTTTAAGTTAAAGATAAACACATCGTAAATTTCCGCTGAGTTGTGGTCATGCGGCATATTGATTTCTGCGGGGTAATAGTCATAACCGACTTTGACGTTCTCAAGCGTTGTGCCGTTGTCATAAGACACAACGTCATCAAAGTAATAGTGAAGTTTGTAATCAGTCATGCTGTTTCCTTGGTGGTTTCTTTTTGCATTGTTTCCCACTCTGTCAGACTGACAATTTTGTAGTCCTTGTGGAATACATGACCATGTGTGACATAGATAACAAACTTAATTGCTTGCTTTAATGTCAATGGAATGGTTTTGACTGACCATGTGTTGTCATAGTCATTGAACTGAATTACTAACTGGTTTTTTGTCCATGATGTTGTCATTTGCTTACCTTTCTAAATAGACCCCAAAAGTAGGGCATGGGTGAATTGTATATCAAACTAAACACACAGCAAGACTTTTTTATTAGGACTTACCCTTATGTTGCTTTTATGCAACTTACACCATGTTTATTTTGCTATACTTGAAAAATGGATAAACATAAGGCTATCACCCTTGCTGGCTCACAGAGTGAGCTGGCCCGTATCTTGGGCATTACAAGGGCGGCAGTACATCATTGGAAAGTTATTCCAACAGGCCGTTTGTATCAATTGATGGTGTTAAAACCAGAATGGTTTGACAAATAAAAAAATTATGTATAATTCAAACCGTCTGAGTGGCATCGGACGAGCGAAACCAATTGAGAACCCCATAGATTTTTGTGTGGTCTTGCCTGACAACAGGCGAACTTTTGATTGGTTTCAATCGTTTGTTGTTGCTCTCGCCAAGAGCCAAGACCACAGAGCAATTTATGGGGTTTTTTGCGTTTGGCGGCTGTGCAATGCGGTACGTCGGTGGTTGCATCTTGGGATACCCTGTTACACGAGCAAACTAAAGCAGGGGCGGTGGGCGAAGGATAGAGCCGAGTGGTTTGGACGCAAGTCTAATAAGTCTGTCCTATGCGATGCGATGACATGGCTCCGAAGGGAAGTTATCCACAAGCAAAGCGATTGCTGTTTCAGTACGGTAAGGCTTTGCTTTGCTCAAACAATCACCAAAGGGAAGTAAATGCAAGACTTATTCGGTAATGAGATTCCTGAACAACAAAAGAAAACAGACGAAGGGTTTGAGGAATTCTGGTCTGCTTACCCCAAGTGTTTTAGAAAAGGTGAGAAAGCATCTTGCAAGAAAAAGTGGGCTGAAAGCTATTATTTTTCTCAGAAGCACATTATCTTGAAACACGTTCAATGGATGGCTACCACAGCCGCATGGTTGAAAGACAACGGGGCATTTATTCCAGCCCCCAAGGTCTATTTAAACCAACAGCGATGGGACGGTGCTGACGTTCCTGATTTAACGCCCAAACCCTTGATTGACCCCGCTTTGGCAAAAATAGAAGCTGACAGCAAAAAAGCCGCACCTATGCCAGAACACATCAGGGCCAGACTTGCGGAATTACGCAAATGACACACCATGAAGCAAACAGAATTCTTGACAGAACTAGAGAAGGCCAACAATTTAGCGAATTTGTCATCCTCAGAGCGCTTGAACTTACGGGAGACTATGAGGGAATCGGAAGCAAAGGAATGGATCAGGCGCTTCAAAAAGAAAGCGCTAGAGGAAGGCAGGGGGGAAGCCCAATACTGGTGGCAACAGACCCTGCTGGACATTGCCAAGAAACGTGGGCAACCAGCCGCTGATGACTTACGCAAGCGCATGAACGAACAAAAGGATAAGAAATGATTTCAATCATGTTTACGGTCTATGGCCATCCCGTCCCAAAGGGCAGACCGCGGTTTTCCACAAGGGGAAAGTTTCCCGTTGCCTACACCCCTGAAAAAACAAAAACCTATGAATCTGAAGTTGGAATGATGGCAAAGGTTGCAATGGGTGCTTCACAAGCCCTAGAAGGGGCATTAGAGGCGTTTATTTACGTTACCTTTCCCGTTCCCCCCTCATACTCCAAAAAACGCACAGAAGCCTGTTTAAACGATACCGAGAAACACACAAAACGCCCAGATTTGGATAACGTAATCAAGTCGGTCATTGATGGCATGGACAAAATCGTGTTTGACAACGATTCGCAGATCACATCAATTCACGCCACAAAGGTTTACGGTGAGGTGGCAAAGGTTGAAGTTATGGTGAGGCAAGCATGAGAGCAATATGGGCATTGATCTTTTTTTCATTGGTAGCGTTTTGGTCGGTATTTGCTTATTTTGTGAGGCAATTTTTATGATTGTTACCCTGCACAACAGCCAGCAAGCCCAGACAGTTTTGAAAGACTTGTGGCCAAAAATCAAAGAAACCCTGCAAGCTGGCAAGCAATTACGCCTAGAAGTCAAAAAGGCAACCAGAAGCACAGACCAAAATGATATGTTTCACGCCCTGATTGACAAGGTTTATAAAGCCATGAAGGTGGTTGGCTCAACTTGGACAGCAGACGATTGGAAGCGCCTTTTAATTGACCAATGGGCGCATGAAACAGGGCGCAAGATTGGCAAGGTTGCCCCAAGCCTAGACGGGGAAAGGGTTGTTCAGCTAGGACTACAAAGCCACAAATTCACCAAAGAGGAAGGCTCAGAGTTTATTGAATGGCTTTTGTGCTGGATGGCAGAAAAAGGAATAGAAGCATGATGTGTCCAGTTTGCGGGATACGCAATGCCAAAGTCTTAGACACAAGAGCAAACCCCGAATTTATCCTGAGAAGGCGGGAATGCAAAAACGGCCATAAATACCAAACCAAAGAATATGCAATATCTGAAACACCAGTATGTGAGAAGCCAGAAACTGTTAAAGCTAGTAGCGGGTTTAGCCTGTCAAAACTGTGGCATAGATAACGGGGTTCAAGCGGCTCACAGCAATTGGGGTGGCGGCAAAGGTAAGGGCATCAAGGCTGATGACAACCTAGTGGCCGCTTTGTGCCTTAAATGCCATTACGAAATAGACCAAGGGGCGCATCTATCAAAAGATGAACGCAAAGAAATGTGGCAAAAAGCCCACATTGCTACGGTTGAGGCACTTGGGGACAGATGGCCGCCAGAAGTGCCAATTCCTCACTTACCCTTGTGAGCCTTGTCCAAGCCTTGAGCCTCATGGCGCTTTAGTTCTTGTTCCACAGCTTTGATGCGGGACATTTCAGCGCGATGCTCAGAAACCTTTTCGTAGTGCATAGGCTGTTTAGGAGTGCTAGATTTAGCAGAAGTGATTTTAAAATTTGTGGCCATGACAAATCCTGTTAAAATGGTGGTTGACATTGTGCCATATTGGACATAAAGTCAAAACCATAAATTCTTTGCAAGGAAAAATCATGGGAAAAGCTGATACAACAATGGCTAAAAGCACAACTGGCGCAACACCCCCTAAAGGTGCTGAATCGTCTGACCGTACAGGCGAACGCATGGAAAAAATGCGCGGTGGCGTTGCTATGGGTAAAGAGGACAAGATGGGTGCTGATCACCAGTTCAATACTGGCCGCACCAATGGCATTTGCTACACAAAAACTAAATCAGAGTACCGTTAAAAAGCGAAACCCAGACAGTCATGCACGACTGAATGGGCTTCTAAACATCACAAATGATAAGGATTTGAAATGTCTGGTTTGAATTGTAAGGCTTGTGTTTACTTTAATGACATAGGTCAGATGGGGCAATGCAGACGCTACCCCACTTACCAAAACCGTCACTACACAGAGTGGTGCGGTGAATTTGAGTTAGTTGCCATCGTCCCAACGGAGGATGTTTTACCCGTCCCAGAGGCGGGTGCTTTTTTGCCAAAGAAACGTGGCAGACCAGCAAAGGGTGCAAAATGAATTTGCAACCACTCAAAGATAAAATTCTGGTGCGTCCTGAACAACGCATTCAAAGCACAATCTATTTCCAATCAGCAGAAGCTGAAAGCCGCGGGACGGTTATAGCGGTAGGCCCAGAAGCCCATGCCGAGGGTCTAAACATTGGTGACAAGATTGCGTTTGGCACATTCCACAAAGACTATAAAGACGAATACCTAAAGTTTGAGGAAATCAAGCACAATGATGAGCGCTTACTCAAAATGAGTTGGCAAGATGTTTGTTTTGTAATTGAGGAGTAAACATGGCGACTAAACCCGGCTTGTATGCCAACATCCACAAAAAGCAAGAGCGTATCGAGCGCCAAAAGGCAGAGGGCAAACCCGTAGAGCGTATGAGAACGCCCGGCTCAAAGGGCGCACCTACGGCTGAAGCATTTAAACAATCAGCCAAAACCGCAAAGAAATAATCATGGCCAAGCACGATAAGCCCATCCCGCACAAGACTACGGGTAAGGATAAAACCTATAACCCGACAGAAAAGGGTGCGGGAATGACCGCCAAGGGTCGCGCTGAGTACAACGCCAAGAACAATTCAAATTTAAAGCCGCCAGCGCCAAATCCTAAAACAAAGAAGGATGAAGGTCGTAAAGCAAGTTTTTGCGCCCGAATGGAAGGTGTGGTTAAGAACGCCAAAGGGCCAGCAGAACGTGCCAAGGCATCACTCAAGAACTGGAACTGCTAATGCCATTGATTAAATCTAAATCCCCCGAAGCGTTTAAAAAGAACATTAAAGCGGAAGTAAAGGCTGGCAAACCAATTAAACAAGCCATTGCGATTGCTTACTCAGAAAAGCGTGAAGCCGCTAAAAAGGATAAAAAGAAATGATCGAGCAAGTAAAAGCCCGAATTGCTGACCTTGAGAAGCAAAAAGAACAAATGCTGGCCAACTTTCACGCTATTTCAGGCGCTATTGCCGAGAATGAAGCATGGCTAAGACAACTTTTGGTTGAAAAGCCAGCCGAAACCGAGTAAATTAGTGGCACTATGCCAACACTAGCCGACATATACAGCGCCATTGACTCTGCTAAACGCAAAGGGTCTGACTTTATACGCAACCCCGGTGCAAGCCTACAGCAAATTGCTGGTTACGGCATGGACAGGGCAAATGCCGCGAGGGATCAGTTATACGATGCCACAGCGTCAGAGGGCATGAATTACGGGCCAAAGACTCAAGCATTAGCCAAACAAATGGCTAGTTCTTACAACCCGCTTGGAATGACTGTTTATCACGGTAGCAGACACCCATTCACTAAGTTTGATAATTCCAAAATTGGTACAGGCGAAGGCAACCAAAGCTATGGTTATGGAATGTATGTGGCCGAAAATCCACAAGTGGCAAGAGAATATTCAACCGCTGGAATGACGCTTGACCCTGCTAAAACCAAATACAAAGGCAGAAACATTGAAACTTGGTATGACGAAGCCCAACGCAAGCAAGACATGGCTTATCGTCAGAAAGCGCCAAAAGAAAAAATCAATGAAATAAATGCTGAGTTAGGGTTTTGGGAACAATTGATGACCAGAAGGCATCCACAGGCTTTGCTGGATGAATACAAAACGCCAGAATACGGTGGCCCTGAGTTTGCTAAGTTTGCAAATAACATAGACATGAGCAAATTTAAGGGGATCATTGAGCAACCTAATTTTTATAAGGTGGATTTGCCAGATCAACACATTACCAAGATGCTAGATTTTGATGCGCCACTAAAACAGCAAATTCCTGAAGTTCAGGCATTGGCAAAAAAATATGGCGTTTCATTAGATGATTTGGGTGGTGATCTATTGATCAAGGTGGGCAAAGGTTCTGCTGGCTCAAAGATCATGCAACAACAAGGTCTGACAGGCATTAAGTATTTTGACCAAATGAGTAGGGAAGCCAACAAAGGGACTAGAAACTTTGTCGTTTTTGACCCTGATCAGTTATCTATCCTAGAACGCAACAACCAAGCCATTAAATGACTGAAACAACCGAAAAACGCCCTGTTGGTCGCCCATCCCTCTACGATCCCAAATATTGTGAGGAAGTAGTTGCATTGGGCAAGATCGGTAAGAGCGTTGAGGCAATTGGTGCTATTTTGGGTGTAGGAACTAAAACTTTATACAACTGGCGTGATCAGCACGAAGAATTTTTACACGCCTTGGATATGGCAAAAGAGTTTGAACTGCAATGGTGGGAAGATATAGCCCAAACCCACATGATTGAGAACAAAGAGAGTGACAAGATAAACGCTTCTATTTGGTCACGGTCTATGGCGGCAAGATTCCCTAAAAAGTATCGTGAGCAAGTCAAACAAGAAATTACAGGCGCTGATGGCGCACCATTGTTGGCTGGCATTCAAGTTTCATTTGTGAAGCCAAGTGAGTGAAGTTAATCAGGCTATTGCAAAGGCTGAGTTTCCACTCAAGCTAGAGTGCCTGTTTAAGCCATCCCGTTACAAAGTCTTATACGGTGGGCGAGGCGGGGCAAAGTCATGGGGGGTTGCTAGGGCTTTGCTGATTAAAGGCGCACAAGCCCCGTTAAGAGTGCTTTGCGCCCGTGAATTCCAAACATCTATCAAAGACTCAGTCCACAAGTTATTGTGTGACCAGATTGAGGCATTAGGATTACTTGGCTTTTACGAAATCACTCAGACAAGCATTAGGGGCAAGAATGGCACAGAGTTCAGCTTTGTGGGTCTAAAGAACAATGTGGCCAACGTCAAATCCTATGAGGGTGTTGATGTGTGTTGGGTTGAGGAAGCCCAGACAACCAGCCGTATGTCGTGGAACGTCCTGATTCCAACAATTCGTAAGGAAAAGTCTGAAATCTGGATCACGTTCAACCCTGAGTTGGAGACTGATGAGACTTACCAGCGGTTTGTGGCTAACCCGCCAGAGGATTGCATTGTTCAAAAGGTCAATTGGTCAGATAACCCTTGGTTTCCCGAAACGCTGAAACTTGAAAAGGATGCGCTTAAACACCGTGATCCACAGGCTTATAACGTGGTTTGGGAAGGTTTATGCCGACAAACAGTAGATGGCGCTATTTTTGCCAGAGAAATGCAATTGGCTGAGTTAGATGGGCGCATTACTAAAGTCAACTACGATGCCACAAAGCCCGTTCACGCCATTTTTGACCTTGGTTGGTCAGACGCTACGGCAATCTGGTTCTTACAGTTTGTGGGCATGGAAACCCGCTTAATTCGCTACATTGAGGGCAATCAGCAGACCATGAGCGACTACCTAGCCAAGATGCAGACCTTTGGGTATATGTACGACACCCTTTGGCTACCGCATGACGCTGAAAACAAGACATTGGCGGCAAACGGTAGAAGCATTGAGGAAATCGTAAGGGGTGCGGGTTACAAAACCAAGATAATCCCTAGAACGCCCATCATGGATTCAATCAATGCGGCTAGAACATTGTTTACAAATATGTGGTTTGACCGTGAAAACTGTCACGAAGGCTTGCAATGCCTACGGCATTACCGTTACGATGTTGACCCAGACACTAAGCAATTCAGCAAAACGCCTTTGCACGACAATTATTCACATGGCGCTGATGCGTTTAGGTATATTGGTCTGATGGTCAATGAGCCTAGACAAGCCAGAAAGCCTAGACCTACCGCAAATTATGGTAGCCAACACTCATGGATGAGTTAAAATGGCACAAAATCACTTAGGGCAACATCATGGCTGATGATTACGACTCACGAATTCAGGAAGCAATTGACTTCTTAAAGTTTGCAAACGATGCAGACACAATGAATCGTCAGGAAGCGCTTGAAGATTTGAAGTTTGGCGCTGGTGATCAATGGCCTGTAGAACTGCAAAACTCACGCAATCTTGAATCCCGCCCTGTCATCACGGTGAACAAGGTGGACAACTATTGCCGCCAAGTCTCAAACCAACAGCGCCAGCAACGCCCCCGCATCAAAGTTCATGCCACAAATACGCATGAGGACATGGTTGATGCACAGACGATTAGCGGCATCATTCGCCACATTGAAGTCAATTCCAATGCTGATCACGCCTATGACAATGCGTTTGAATACGCTGTTCGCATGGGTTGGGGCTATATGCGGGTCAGAACTGACTACATTTCAGAGGATTCCTTTGATCAGGAAATCTACATTGACCCTGTGGATAACCCATTCACGGTGTACTTTGACCCCAATTCAGTAGCGCCTGATGGCTCTGACGCTGACCGTTGCTTAATTACAACAATGATGCTGAAAGAGGAATTCCGCAAACTATACCCAGACGCTGATGATGGCGGCACAAGTTTTACACAACGCGGCACAGGCGACTCACAGTCTGAGTGGATCACCAAAGAGGATATTCGCCTTGCTGAGTATTACTACACCGTCAGAGAAAAGGCTACGCTTTATCTTTTGAGCGATGGTTCAGCTACTTTTGCTGATGACAAAGACTTTTTTAAACGCCTTGACGCTCCT